TCGATGTTTCTTCAATTTCGACTGCAACAATAACCATTGGATCGGGAGGAGCGGGGTCTACATCAAATAGCGGTAATGGTGCTGATGGAGGTAATAGCATTTGGAGCGATGGAACAAACACTGTTACAGGAAGTGGAGGTTTAGGCGCTAGGGCTATTGATTACAACACTACTTCTCTTGGTGGGGCGGCAACAGGAGGTGATTTAAATCTTCCTGGCACTAATGGTGGCGGTTATACCGCTACTGTTGGAGCATCGTTTTTAGGCATTGCACAACCCCAAAAACTTGCTGACAGTACTGCAAATAAAGACGGTAAAGGTTATGGCTCTGGAGGCGCAGGGTCGCATCAAGGAGTACTTAATGTTGCATCTGGTAGTGGTGCTGACGGCATCGTAATAGTTACGGAGTATAAATAATGAAATACGCAATCGTTAAAGATTCCGCTGTCAAAAATATCATCGAATGGGATGGCGTTTCTGAATTCAACGTGGATGGTAAATTAATTCAAGCAGACGCTAACGCAAAGATTGGTGGCTCATGGGACGGCAATGTGTTTTCTTTTGTTGAGCCAGAGCCAGAACCAGACACACGAACTTATGCTGAAAAACGACAAGCGGAGTATCCATCTATCGACGAACTGGTCGTTGCTTTATGGGAAGGCGTAGTCGAAGAGCGCATGGCATCTGTCACTGCGTTGGAAGGATTACGACAGGCGGTTAAAACAAAGTACCCGAAGGATTAGATTATGGCATTAGAATCAGGAACGTATGTAAAAGATTTAGTTAGCACCAACCCTCCGGGGACTGATGCTATATCACAGGGAGATGATCATCTTCGCCTGATTAAATCTGTACTACAAAACTCATTTCCATCAAATAGTAATGCGCCTATTATTCCTGATGTATCAGGTAATGGGGGTAAGTATTTGCAGGTTAACAGTGGTGCTACCGCTACAGAATGGGGGACTATTCGTAATCGTGGATACATTAATAGATCGCAGTTTGATTATTCTAACGCCACAACAATACTTATTGGAGCAGGATCGTATGAGGTTGACAATGGCTCTGCCCCTGAAACTTTTTATTGGGATAGCCAATTAACATTTGTGTTGGGAAGTGGTGGTAGTAATGCCTCTAGTAGTGCTATAGGAACATCACAATGGCAATACATTTACATGGATGAGTCTGCTATTAGCGCATCCCCTTTGGTTGCCGCTTCATTCTTAAACTCTACGACTGCACCTACTTATAGCCACACTAAACATGGTTGGTATAACAGTAGTGATCGTTGCGTGTTTGCAGTTTATATAAATGCTTCTGGTGATATAGACCCATTTTATCATAACGGTTCTGACTTTGTTCAGTTTGCAGAAGACTACACAGAGTTTGATGTTAACCCTCCAACATTTAATTCTTGGGAACCTCTTGGCCCATTTGTTAGAACGCTTCCGATTGGAAAAGAAGCAGAGTTAACTTGGAATTTAAAATCTACTGGTGGTACTACTAACGCTGTAAGTTGGTCTTGGCGACCTTTTGGCTCTGCGTTAAGTGGTCATAAGTTAGGTATAACTGAAGCAGGTACTGGAGGTTTAGATGATGAACATATATCTGCTAACATTAGAACCTATCTTGGCACTGATAACAAACTAGATTACTATGCTAATAGTAGCGCAACTGGTCATCGGTTTACTGTTTATTCAAATGGTTTTTATATCCCCGGAGGAATGTAAGTGCCATTAGTACCCTTTGATAACGTAGGCTCTATAGGAATTATAAAGGATACACCTCCTTATAATCTTCCACAAGGTGCATGGTCTGACGGAAACAACGTAAGATTCCTTGATAACGGCGTAAAGAAAATCGCAGGTTACAAGGAAGTAATGGCTACTTGTCCGTTTGCTCCTTATTACATACATCCATACTTAACTACAGCAGGACTGTATTACTGGATAGCCTATGGTGCTACAGACATTGCAGTGTACACAGGCACTACATGGATTGATATTACACAACAATTAACTTTAACGCTTGACGGTGCGGTTAATCATAACTCAGGAAGTATTACAGTAGATACTGGAGCGGCATTAAGTGCTTTACCCGCCACAGGAACTCTTAGAATTGGTACTGATATTACTTCTGACCAAGACGTTAACTCTGGAAATAAATATGAAGAAGTAACATATTCTGCAAGAGATGTAGCAACTGGAGTAATTACATTATCTCCTAATAATTTAAACCATCATCCTGATAATGCTATTGTCTATCCTTCTGGAAGCACTTATACAGTTGACAAAGATTACGGCGCAAATACTTCTAGCCGTAGATGGACTGCTACTAACCTTAATGGTCTTGTAGTTGCTACTAACGGATTTGATGCGCCTCAAATGTGGCCTTTGTCTGGGGGCATACCTAGCACCGCTACGCCATTTAGAGAACTACAAAACTGGCCCACTGGAGCATCATGCAAATCTATTAGATCGTTTAGGACATTCCTTGTTGGCTTAAATTGGAGTAGGTCTAACCAAGAACCACGATTAGTAAAGTGGTCTACTGAGGCTTCATTTGGTGCCGCTCCTTCTACATGGGATGAGACTGATGCCACGCTAGATGCAGGTGAGTACGAATTATCTGATACGCCCGGTGATATTGTAGACGGATTACCATTAGGTGATTCATTTTTAATCTATAAAGAAGATTCTATTTACATTATGAACTATGTAGGAACCCCCTACATATTTTCATTTAAACTTCTTAGCCCTACTGTTGGCGCATTATCTAAAGAGGCTATCAAAGAGTTTGATGGCGGTCATTTCTTTATAGGCAACAGTGATTGCTATATCTGTAATGGTCAAACTGTAACCCCTTTATTGCCTAACAAAGTACGTAGAGCAATGTTTGAAGATTTGTCTGGAGATAACTATCAAAAATGTTTTGTTGCCGCAGACTATGTTCGTAATGAAATGCTTGCTTGCTTTCCTAGTTCTGGTAGCGATGTAGTTAATAAGGCTCTTATATGGAATTGGAAAGATAATACATTTTCATTTAGGGACTTACCAGATACTTCTTTTATTAACAATGGTATTATAGATATTACTGTTGGCGCTACATGGGATGCTAGTTCAGAGTATTGGGATGTTGGCACAGGAACATGGGGTGAACGAAACTACGATAACGTCAAAAAGAACTTAGTATTTTGTGATGTGTCTAATACTAAAATATTTCGTGATAGTTTTGGTAATACTAAAGACGGCACTAACATGACATCTTTTGTTGAGCGTACAGGTATTGACTTAAATGACCCGCAAGCAGTTAAGTTTGTATCTGCTGTGTATCCTCAGATTGAAGTTAGTGGTGACAACTCTGTAAACGTATACGTTGGCAGACAAATAAGTACAGAGCAAGGTATTACATGGGAAGGCCCAATACTATTTAATCCTAACACTCAGTCTAAAGTGTCGTGTCGTGTAAGCGGTAAATACTTTGGGATCAAAGTAGAGTCTACTACGGACATGGATTGGAAACTACATGGTGTAGCGTTTGAGGTACAGCAACGTGGTTTGAGAGGATTAAGAAGTTATGGCTAATGCTCCAGTTAAAAATATTAAGTCAGTAAACAGATGGACTCCTAACCCTGCCCCAGTAAACAATGATAACTTATCTGATTACTTGTTTAACGAATTAAACAGGTTATCTGATATTATTTTTAACCTTGATGTAATGCGATTAGAGCAAACTAACAGAGACCCCAAAGATACTACAATTAATTCTGATAGGGGTAAACCTAGAGATGGTGATATAAGATATGCGGATGGTACGAATTGGAATCCCGGTGGCGGTATTGGCATTTATGCTTACATTGGGGGTAGTTGGACTAAACTCTAATCTGTATGCAGACTACAAGTCTACATTCCTAATAGAAAGAGACAAGTACAGTACATTAAACTGGCTGTCAGATGAGACAAGCAATCACTGGCGTGATGTAGTTATAGAAAAGTTAAACGCTAACGGTGATACACACGCTGATGTAATGGCTAGAAGTTATGACTCTTCGTTCAAAGAGGTAAGCAGTGTTAATAGAGTTGCTTGGCGTGATCGTCTTAATAGGTTGCGTAATAAAAATCTGGCTCCTGTAATGTGGCTTATATCTGATGACAGTCCACAAGCCTACAAGCAGGGACTACAGAATCAGATAGATTACCAGAACCAAGTAGTAGATGCAGTAGATGATCTTGTTAGCCATTACGTTGTATGCCTTGAGTGCGATGAGTATTACTCAGCACAAGAAGTAAACGTACTAATACAAAACCTTAGAAACAAAGGTGTTAACAAACCTATCGGTGTACACCTAACCCCCGGAGTCAAACCTGAATACTATGCTCAAGCAGACGTTATCTATTTGCAAACTGGTTTTAACCTGAGTGAGTCACAATTCAGAAAAAGTATCGAAGAAGCACTTAGGCTTGGTAAGCCAGTTGTCGTATCTGAGTACCACCTCAACGGAACAAGCGCACTGGCAAAGAGGTATGGAGACATTGCTTGCTCGTACAAGGGAGTTGTGGGAACTGGAAACGGCAGAGGATCAGCAACCTGCGAAACAATGCAGTGGGATCAAGGACAAACAACCAAGTCCGAATGGGACAGATGGGAAGACTTCGTAAAGAAAAACGATGATGAGTTATATGTATTTGCATTAGCACTGGTTACAGTTAGTGCGGCTAACTTAATTGATTTACCATTTATGGCTACGTTTAACTACGCTACAGAAAACTATTATGAGTTAATGATGGTTAGACCTGTTACAGAAACTATAGATACTGGTATAACAGTTCGTAACGATGGAAAAGTAATGGTATTTGGAAACTGGAGATTTAAATAATGAGAGGAATTAACTATGTGTAGCGGAGGAATGTTTGGTGGAGATGCTTGGTCTAAAGACCATGACAAAATATTAAAACACGCTAGACAACTTCGCTATCATGAAGTTCCCGGCGTAACTCTTCCATCTGCTGACGCCCCTAAACAAGAATGGATAAGTAAAATGGATGCCTTTAATGCTTGGAAGGCTAGGGAAGTTGCTAAAGAAGCCTCTGGTAATGCTTGGTGGCAAAGAGGTAATGATGTTGGAGGCGGTGAAGAGTCAGGTGGTAGCAGTGGTAGCAGTGGTAGAAGTGGGTTATTAGATTCTAATATTGGTCCATACCCAAGACCTAACAAATACTTTCCATTACTTACGCAAGCATACGATAGACCAGAAGCCAGAGATTACTCAGAGTTTATTCAAGCAGGTAATCCTTTTGGTGGCGAGGGTGGACTATTATATCAACCTTGGTCACAGCAATACTCAGAACGATATGGTTTACCTGATAAGATAGCACAGTATCAACCTAATATTTTTGGTGTTGGCCCTGTAAGTTATTACGGCGCACCGTTTGGCCCTTTAAATATTACACCCCCAGAAGAACTATTTGGTAATGAGGAAGAAGAGGAAGAGGAAAGTGATGATGATAGAGGTGGTAGAGGTGGAGAGGGTGTAGACGGTTAAAAATAATATGATTCGTCCTACTGAAACAAAAGACATAAACAAAGTTGTAGCGTTAGCCAAAGAGATGCACCAAGAAGGCTTGTACAAAGATATACCTTTCGATACCCAGAAGTTTGTTAGTACCGTGTCATACTGTATGAGTCATGGCTACGCTTGGGTAGGAGAAAAAGATGGTGTTGTCATAGCAGGTATGTTAGCCACTATAGGTGAATACTTTTTTTCTAACGCAAAGATAACAGATGATTTAGGTTTGTTTGTAAGTAAAGATCATCGTAAGACAAGGCTTGCTCTACTGC